TCAATAGATGACTGCAACTATTTTGCCTCTAAAGTCTCAAAAAGATACGGTAATTATCAAAGCTATAGTGGCGTCCCTTCAAAGCACAAGGTTACGTCTTATTGTAAGCCAGTTAAAATCAACCCAAACGCAACAGAAGTTTATTAGATGATTGCTGAAACTCTAGCGGGAATATCTTTATTTAAGGCTGCTGTAGATGGCATCAAAAGCGCCATCGGCACAGCCAACGATGTATCCGATATAGCAAGCTATATAGATGGCTTGTTTGAGGGTGAGAAACAGGTACAGCAACTTAGAAGTAAAAAGTCTGGTGTTGGTGGCGTTGGAGATCAATTTGGTGTAAAATCAGTAGCAACAGAGGTTATTAACGCAAGAATAGCCAAGGAGCAAATGCAAGAAATCGCAACTATGGTCGATATGCGTTTTGGTCATGGAACTTGGAGAAGTATAACAGAAGAGAGAGCGAAAAGAATAAGAGAAGCTAAAGAGGCCGCTGCTGAAGCTAGAAGACAAAAAATTCAAAAGGCGCAAGAGTTAGAGGAGACCATAAAGATGTGCCTTGGGGTTTTTGCTCTTGTAGTAACGATACTTGGTCTTGTTGTATTTTTAATGGTTTCTGTTGCTAAGGCTCTTGTTTAAAAGTTATAGGGAACTTTATGCCGTTAAAAAAATCGCAAAGAAGTCTTAAATCTTGGACTAAGCAAAAGTGGACAACGAAAAGTGGAAAGCCCTCTACACAAGGACCAAAGGCCACTGGGGAGCGTTACCTACCAGCCTCTGCTATCAAGTCGCTTTCGTCTAAGGAATACGCATCCACCACGGCTGCTAAAAGAAAAGCAACTAAGGCTGGTAAGCAATTTGCCAAACAGCCTAAAAAAATACGAGCTAAAGTAAAGCCTCATAGGAAGGTCAGATAATGGCTGTAATAACACCTGATTTACCAGAAATATTTGAAGAGGCATTTGAAAGAGCGGGGCTGTCACTTCAAACCGGGTATGATTTGAAGACCGCTAGGCGAAGTTTTAATCTTTTAACATTGGAGTGGCAAAACCGTGGACTTAATTTGTGGACTATCAATGCTGGTACACAAGCTCTCACAGCGGGTACAGCAACTTATACGTTACCTACGGGAACGATTGACATTATTGAGCAACAAATTCGTACAGGCACTGGCACGAATCAAGTCGATACTGATGTTCAGAGGATTTCGGTATCAACGTATGCTAAAACAAGTGCAAAAAATACGCAGGGTAAGCCTTCGCAGGTATTTGTACAAAGGCTGGCAACGTCTACAACAGTTACTCTGTGGCCTGTACCAGACAGTGCAGCAACGTATACGCTCGCTTATTACTACCTTTTGGGGATAGATGGTTTAGCTTCAGGGGTTGCTGGCACGGCAGGAGTCCCGCCAAGGTTCATACCTTGTCTAGTTACAGGATTAGCGTATTATATAGCTATGAAGAAGCCGGAAGTGGCAAATAGGGTTGCCCCCCTAAAGCAGGAATATGAGTTCCAGTTTGAACTGGCAGCAAACGAGGATACTGAATCCTCCGCGTTAAAATTTGTACCATATGATACATTTTACCTAGGAGGGTAATATGCCTATTAGAATTAAAAAACTCGGTCAAAAGGGTGGCCCAAAGGGTCAGGACAAAACAATACCTCTTCCAAAAAAGAAGCCTCGTTTAGCCAACCCTAGGCATCCAATGAATGCAGAGAAGACAAAGCCTCTAGGTAAGGCAAGTGGCGGCAAACTTAAAATGGTAGAGAAGGGTGGAAAGAAAGTCCCATTCTTTGCCGCAGACGGAAAAGGAAAAATGGCTATGGGCGGTATGATGAAGAAAAAAGGTATGGCTAAAGGTGGCATGATGAAGAAGGGCTACGCCAAAGGTGGCCCTGTAAAGGTTAAGTCAGGAGACACCCTGTCTCAGATTGCAAAGAAAAATGGCGTTACCTTAAAGGCTTTGCTGGGTGCTAATCCAAGCATTAAAAACGCCAATAAGATCCGCTTAGGTCAATCTATTAAGCTCCCCACTAATATGGCGGGTTCTAAGTCTTCTAATCCATATGCAGGCATAAAGCGCGGTCAAATGGCTGACATGGATGTTAAGAACAAGTCAGAAAAGCGTCAGCGTACAGCGACTCGCTCAATGCAGAGTCAAGTTAAGCAAGGTGGCAGCAGGATGACGCCAACGCCAAGCAAGGCAGCGGCCACTAAAGAAAGCAAGTCAGGACGCGAAGCAATGCTGGCTAAGGCCCGTAAGTTGCGTGATAGCAAACAAGCTGCAAAGCCCACTGGGAAAACATTAGCAAACACACCTAAATCAGGCGCTGCCAAGGTCGCTGAAACTCGCATGGCTAAGCTTGCTAACAAAAACAAAGTAGCCCGTAGAGCGGGCGGTGGTATGATGAAGAAGAAGGGTTATGCCAAAGGCGGTATGATGAAAAAGGGTATGGCTAAAGGTGGTGTAATGCGCGGTACTGGTGCAGCCACAAAAGGTAAACGCTTTGGACGCGCAGGCTAGTAAATGCCAAATGCAGTAGGGAAACACGCTTACGGCATATGTGATAAAACAGGGTTTAGGTATAAGTTATCTGACCTTGTTTTTGAAACAAAGAATGGTGCCAGAACTGGTATGCGTGTAGGAAATGACGTAGTTGATCAGGATCACCCTCAAAACTTTCTTGGCAGAGTTAGGGTGAGCGATTCTGAATCCATACTCAACGCAAGGCCTAATAGAACAGAACCTGACTCAATAAATCTTCTTCAGGACAATCCATTTAAGACTGGGGCTTCTGGCGGCTCTAATACCACTATAACAATAACTGAAGTTAATCATGGTAGAAGCACTGGGGACACAGTTAGATTTAGAACAGTAGAGCCATTTGATGGTATAACGACATCAGTTATGGAATTGGCTGCTGGATATTCAATAACAAAAGTATCAGATGATACTTACACCGTGTTAGTTTCTGGCGGTGCAACAACAGGATCTGTATCTGGGGGAGGCTTCTTTGCAAGCGCTGGCCCAGTTACCGCTTTGGGGTAGTTAGATGTCTTTTACATATGCTGAATTAAAAACTGCCATTCAAAATTTTACAGAAAACGCAGAAACAACATTTGTAGCCAACCTTCCTGTTTTTATTAGGGCCGCAGAACAAAGAATACTTGCTGCTGTTGACTTAGAAAATTTTAGAAAAAATGCAACCGCGTCCATGACAAGTGGTAATAAGTTTTTACAGACACCAATTGATTTTCTGGCTCCCTTTTCTCTTTTTATAACAACAACCGACAAAGAAAATTTTCTTTTAGAAAAAGATGTTAACTTTATAAGAGAGGCCTACCCCAGCGGTTCGACCACAGGAACCCCGGTATATTATGGTTTTTTTGATGCTTCTGTGACCGCAGCTTCTGGGAATGTATCGGCTAACTTTATATTAGGGCCAACACCAGATGCGGATTATGATGTAGAGCTTCACTATTATTATAGGCCAGCAAGCCTAACAAGTTTGTCTGATTCAGAGTACACATGGTTGAGTCAAAATGCCCCCAATGCTTTGTTGTACGGGTCTCTAATAGAGGCATACATATACATGAAGGGCGAGTCTGATATTGTTGGTCTTTATGAGGGCAGGTTTAGTGAAAGCATGTCTAGGTTAAAGGATCTTGCAGAGGCAAGAGAGAACTCAGACGCCTACAGAGAGGGGCTTCCAACAAGAGAGAGGACTTAGGGAGACATGAAAATAGCCATAGTTGGCCTTGGCAAAAGTTATTCTGACTATATATCTGCTAGGGTTGCGTCTCATCAGTTTGATGAGGTGTGGGGTATAAACTGCATAGGCGGTATTATACACGTTGATAAAACATTTATGATGGATCCTGTGTCTAGGTTTCTGGATACAGAAAACGCAGGAACTCAAACGGGCATAGCCCGTGAATTTTTAAGTAATAACACCAAGCCTATAATAACATGCCAGCTAGATGACAGAATAAGTTACCTAGAACTTTTTCCCTTAAAGGAAGTGGCTACTGAGCTAGGGTTTTGTTATTTTAATAACACTGTGGCTTACGCAGTTGCGTATGCAATATGGGCGGGAGCAAAAGCAATATGTATGTATGGTATAGACTATACATATAAAAACGTAAGCATGGCTGAGTCTGGCAGGGCCTGTGTTGAATTTTGGTGTGCCATAGCGGTGTCAAAGGGGATTAAAATAGAGGTGGCAAGCGGCTCCAGTCTTCTTGATACTAATGTCCCAGATAATGAAAAGCTGTATGGATATCACAGACTAGAAGACCCTTTGGTTCAAACAGTGCAAGATGGATCATTATTAATAACGAAGCAATCAGAGATACCGTCTCCTGAGCCTGTGGATCACGAGCCTGTAATTTTTGGGAGACATGATAATGTTTGACTTGGCTAAGGCGGGCTTAGGCTCAATAAATATTGTTACATCTGATAATGGTGGGCTGTCTAGCGATCAGATAGCCGATCTTGCTACTGATAAAATCGTTTATGTTTCTGAGCAGGCTCCTAATGAAATAAAGATACAAGCAGAGGCTTTTAAGGATAGAGTCCATGAGTTGTTGAGATTTTATGTGGAGTTGGCGAGAAGGGAGGAACGTGCTACAATTTGTTCAAAGATTCGTGAAGCTGGTCAGCACGAACTAGCTGACGCTATAAGGAGAATATAATGGCTATTGCACAGGCA